CTAGCCAAAAAGCGTGGGCGTATGTCCCCAAATCTTTGGGCTATGGTGTATCAACAACAGCATGTACATGAGGACTCGGCTTTTCCTTCGGATGCTATTAAAGGTGTAATTAACGGTGGTCGCAACATTGGCAGAATACCTAAGGGTATGCCCGGTGTTAGACCCGAAGGTATGGATGGCTTAATAGTCGTAGCAGGTTTTGACCCAGCAGGTGCTGGATACTCTGCTGCCGTTGCCATTGCCTTAGACATCTCAACCCAAAAGAGATACATACTAGATGTGTCCAATGTGGCAGGCATGTTACCTGATGAGATTAGAACATTGATTAAAGACTGGACTGATAAGTACAACATCACCGAGTGGCGAATTGAAAAGAACGCTTTTCAAACAATGTTAACTCAGGACCGTGAAGTACGAGAATACCTTTCGTCAAGGGGTGCGGTTCTACGGGAACATCACACAGGACAAAATAAATGGGACACCGACTTCGGAGTCGCTTCTTTGACGACCTTATTCCACGGACATACAGAAGGCAATGCTCTTATTGAGTTTCCTTCTACTCATGCTTCCGAGGGATTAAAGGCTTTGATAGAACAATTAGTGACTTGGTATCCCGACTCTCCTAAGTCACAAAAGAAAGACTGCGTTATGGCATTTTGGTTTGCAGAACTTGCATGCCGTGACCGCCTTGCAGCAGCAAATAATTTTGCTCGTTCGCATAGCCGTCAAAACATGTTCCATACACGCTATGACCGTGGCAATCAAATAAACATTTCATTAGATGAACTACTTTACACAAACTAAGAATAGAGGTGAGCATGGCAATTTCCATTGAGGAAATAACTAGCGGTTTTGACCGTTATCGCCGTGCATACGCTGACCGTGATACCCGTATGTACAATGTACTATTGGTACGCCAAGGCAAAATGCGAGATGTATTCCCTGACCTTTTCCCTGACGGTCCATTTGAAAGCCCTATTGTTGCGAACATGGTGGACATTGCTGCCCGTGACTTGGCAGAAGTTATTGCACCACTACCAGCATTTAATTGTAATTCAACTACCATGGTATCTGAGTCAGCCCGTAAGAAGGCTGATAAGCGTGGAGAGATTGTTAACGGTTATGTTGACTTCTCCAATTTACAATCTCAGATGTTTACCGCTGCTGACCGTTATGTAACTTATGGGTTCGTACCAGCAGAGGTAGAAATTGATGTTAAGCATAAAATGCCACGCATCCGTTTCCTTGACTCCATTGGTTCCTACCCAGTAATTGACCGCTTTGGTCGGGTAGTCAAGTTCTATCAACGCATTATGAAGCCAACGACTGAACTTATGGCTCAGTATCCTGAGTTGGCTAATTTGATTTACAGCAAAGACAGCCCATCAGACATGATGGAAGTGGTCCGTTATCACGACAAAGACCAAGATGTTTTATTTATTCCTAACCGCAATAACCTAATTCTTGACCGTGCAGTAAACCCAATCGGTGAAGTAATGATTAGGGTTGTACAACGACCATCTATTGACGACCAATCACGCGGTCAGTTTGATGATGTACTAGCAATTCAAGTTGCCAAGGCACGCTATGCCTTGCTTTCATTAGAGGCAGCAACTAAGGCAGTACAAGCACCAATCGCTATGCCTACTGATGTACAAGAGTTGGCTCTTGGACCTGATGCAATCATGCGTTCTGCTAACCCACAAGCAATCCGTAGAGTTCCGCTTGAAATACCAGCAGGTGCTTTTGCTCAACAGGGAGTTCTTGAACAAGAACTACGCCTAGGTTCTCGTTATCCTGAGAGCCGTACAGGTAACCTTGATGCTTCAATCGTTACTGGTCGTGGTGTTCAGGCTCTTATGGGTGGCTTTGATACACAAATTAAAACTGCACACTCTATGTTTGCCCGTACTTTTGTTGACCTTGTTAGCGTTTGCCTAAGGGTTGACGAAGCAGTATTTGGCAATGATGAAAAAGAGTTAAAGGGTAATCATCACGGAACCCCTTACTCCATCAAATACAAGCCAAATCGCGACATTGATGGCGATTACACCGTAGATGTCCAATACGGACTCATGGCTGGTTTGGACCCTAACAGGGCATTAGTATTTGGTTTACAGGCTCGCGGTGATAAATTGATTTCACGCGATTTCTTGCGCCGACAAATGCCCTTCTCTTTCAATGCAACACAAGAGGAAGCCAAGGTTGATACCGAGGAACTTCGTGATGCAATGAAGCAAGCGATTGCTTCTTATGCTCAGGCTATTCCAGCCCTTGCATCCCAAGGACAAGACCCTAGTGAAATTTTAGTTGCTTTATCAGCGGTAATTAACGCTCGTCAAAAGGGAACTTCTATTGAAGTTGCTGTGGCAGATGCGTTTAAACAACCTGAGGTTCCAACACCTGCGGGCATAACTCCTGAAACAGTAAGTCCTGATGGCATGCCAGTTGAGGGTCCCGCAGGTGCTGGACAACTACCTGCTGGTTTAAGTCCAACTGGTCGTATGGTAGGCACAGCAGCGGGTCAAATAGCCCCCGGTGGTCGCCCTGATGTTCAATCACTTTTAGCAAGTCTAACTCAACAAGGAGAGCCTAATTTACAGGCTAGCCTAATTCGGCGAGTACCAGCGTAAAGGGGGTGAATAAATGAAGGGATACAGCAAGAAGCCAGCAAACCAAGGTTCAGCAGGCAAGGCTAATGTACAGAAGCCACGCGTAGATGGCACTCCAAAAAAGGGCAATCCTAAGGGCGGTATGGTTTATCTTGGCAAGCAGCCAAAAGGAACACGCGGTTCAAAAAATAAGTAAGAAGTTTATTGATGCAGCCTGAGTATGCTGTTTAAACAAAACTACTCATAATTTTAAAAGATGCACTTTAGATACGCTCTTAAAGCGAAAATGAAAGCAGGATAAAATGGCAGACCAGCGCGGTGGATACAGGAAACCGACCAACCCTGCACCAGTTTCAGGACCCGGTGCGCTCTCTCAAAGAACGGATGGACAACCTGCGCGATACGCAGCAGGCATGGCTTATGGTGACGGGCAGGACTTTTATGACCTACAAACCCAAGCGCCCATGAGTGGTGGACAACCCAGCCCAGCATCTTTACCTTTAAATCAAGGCTCTGCTTTAGCAGATTATGCAAAAGAAGTAGTGCCTTTTGATGCACCAACTCAATACCCTGACCAACCTATGACTACTGGTTTACGAACAGGTGAAGGCGCAGGACCTGAAATTTTATCTACACCTGCAATGGTTGCTGCTCAAAATTCTGAGGATGTTGCAAGACTTATGGCTGTATTGCCAATCTATGCACGAATTGCTGAGTCACCAAATGCATCAAACTCTATGCGTAACTTTTATCGCTACTTACGGAGTCAAGTTTAATGTCTTGGTTTAACCGTATTGGCGACATTGCCAAAGGCGTTGTTAATTTTACAGGCATACCGGGCTTAGTCCACGACATTGCTACATCAGGTTCTAATGATGACCCTTGGTATGTTGATGCTGTTAATGTTGCTAAAGGTGTAGTTAAGATTGGAACCACGCCAGTTCGTGGTGCAGTTAAAGGACTATTTGCAGTAGGTGAAGCATCCTATGAAGCAGGCGGAAAAGTCCGTGAAGGAATTGTTACAAAGGGACTTGAACTGCCCTTTATGTACAACCGATACAAAAATGTTGGTGAAACATACGAGCAGTATCAAAAGCGCGTAGCCGACAACAAAGACGACATTTCAATGGGACAAGTTGCCCTGTCTTTGTTTGGTCAAGGCAAGAACGCAGCAGAAAATTCAGGTTGGTTCCATGATTTTCTTGACCGTAATGTAAAGTATTTAGCAGCAGGATTTGATTTATTTAATCCTGAGGATAGAGAAGCAGCATTTAACGACCAATTTATTGGTAAGTTTGCTAGTGGTTCTCTTGATTTTACTTCATCTATGACTATTGACCCGCTATTTTTTGCAGGGTTTGCTGGTAAAGGTGTTTCTATTGCAGCCCGTGCGCCAATGGCAGCAGGGTTGATGGGTGCTGGTCGTACTGGTATTGCATCAATTCCGGGTTCTGCAACTCGTAAAGTTTTTGGTAAGTTAGCAATGACTTCTGATGGAGTGGATGACCTATTAGGTCGCGCTCTTAAAGGTGAGGGTCGTGCAGTTGAGGATGTTCAATTCCTTGCACGCTCTGATGCAAAGACTCAGTATCCATACTGGTCTAAAAAGCGTGTTACACACCCTGATGCTATGGCTTATTTATTTGGTCGTGCAACTACCGACCAAGAAGTTGTTGATACTTTCCGTGCCGTACTTGGTTCAGATAAGCAAGCAATGGCAGCAATCGCAAGAGTTGATGACGAAGCAGCGCTTGTTCTTGATAATTTAACAGATACACCAAAGCCTTTCCGTGAAGCACTTAATGGAAAACTTGATGGTGATTTAATTGTTAGCCCTGAGTACAATAATGCAGTTTCAACTTATCTAGGCAACCTTGTTAAAGAGGATGACCGTTTCCGTATTGCATTAGAAAGAGTTTCAACTGGCGGTAATGAGTTCCGTGGTGGAACTTTTGCCCGTGGTCCACTATCAGGTTATGCACGCAATCGTGCAGAAAAGTTAGCAAAGACTTTTGCTGACCCCGAAGTAACCATGATACAAAAAACTAGCCTTCATCCAGCCGTTATGGTTGTTAATTACATGAAGGGTAAGTCAGAGTTCTTTACAAAGTTTCGCCCAAGTGGTGTATTCAGAGTAAATGATGGCGACTCCTATGTAGAGATGAACGCATTTTTGCGTGAGGCTGTTGAACTTTCAGGTGGAACATTTGCACCAAAGGCTGGGGCATACGCTGACCAGTATCTTGCAGCAGCCACCGAAGGCGAGCGTTTAAACATTATTAAGTTGGCTGAAAAAGATGCTTTGGGAATTATTGCCCCAAACATGAGCCAACAACAAATTGAAAAACTGTACGCAATTTTTGATTACCGCCGTGCTAAGACACTTAAAGAACATAAAGACCGTGGCTTCTTGTCTATCTTTACAGAGAACGGTCCAGTAATTGCTAAGTTTCCACAGTTAGAGCGTGAGTCTGCAAACATTGTTATTGCAATGGATTTACGCCGACTAAAAGATGGCATTGACTCTTACGAGCGTGTACTTCCAAGTATTCTTTCAGGCATTGACCCAACGGAAATTGCTGTTCGTGGACAAAAGTTTATGAACACACTTGATAATGTTAACGACATTTTCAAAACATCCGTTCTTATGCGCCTAGGTTACACAGTTCGTAACCTTACAGAAGCACAACTATCTATGATGGCTAAGGCTTTTGCCCTACCAGCAGCAGTAGCAGTTGGTGGTCCTTCGGCTGTACAAAGATTTTTACAAAATCGTAAAGCGGGAGTTAGCCGTCTTATTGATAATGTTGAAGTTTTGGCTGGTCGTAAAGACGACATCAATGTTTTGCGTGATGAAGTTGCAAAACTTCAAGACATGCTTCGTGGTCTTGACCTTTCTCGTAAAGGTCTTGCAGGAGAAATCCGTACCCGCATGGCAGACATTGAGCGTGGTGGCGAGCGCTTAATTGCTAACTACATTGCTGCTGAAAAGGCTAAAGGTAATTTAGTTGGTGTTGAGGAAGCAGCAGCCATTGTTCTACCTAGAGAACTTACAAGACTTCGTTCTGCCTTGGCAGAAGCAGAAGCCGTTACTTTGTATCATGGCTCAGCAACAAATACTTTTGAATTTGACCCAGCAAGACCATTATCTGCATCTACTAATGCACAAATTGCTGACCGTTATGCAACACAAGAATTTAGTTTTGGACTAGAGCGTTACATCTCAGATACTGGGCGACCAGTTCCACTAAGAGTTGTTACTCGTAAAGGTCCACAACGCCATCCACAATCATCATTTACTGCTGGATACCGTGGCGCACACACAGCACCTGACCGCGAGTTTGGTGCATCACTAGACAACATAACTCGTATTTATCCTGAGGATGTCTATTCTGCTGATGCTGCTCGTATCTATGGTGTAGGTGGAAAAGATTTTAGTAGATTAGATAAACAAATTGTTGAATTTATCAATCAATACAAAGGTAACCCAAATCGTATGGTTACCGTTTATCGTGCTGTTCCTAAAGATGCACCTGCTGTTATTAACCAAGGTGATTGGGTAACACCACTTCGTGAGTATGCAGACCTTCATGGAAGTAGATACCTAGACCCTGAGTATCGTATTGAGGAAATGCGTGTTCGTGCAGGCGACATTTTTACAGATGGCAATTCTTGGTTTGAGTGGGGTTATGACCCACGCCCTGCCCGTAAGCCGTACCCTGAAAAGTTACTTACCGCAGCAGCCCGCATGAAGTCAGACATGATTGGCGCTAGCCGTGCTGGAAACATTGTTGAACTTCGCAAGGGTACAAGTAAAGGTTTTGTTAAGGTTGATGAGGATAGAATACGCAACCTTAATCCTAAAGAATTAGAGCGTGCAGTATTCCGTGTCCGCCGTGATGGTGGAAGCGTTACTCCAATGCGTGTTTATGGTGATGCCCTTTATCTTAATAAATGGTCAGACATCCCATTGGATGTACGCAAAGAAGTATTTGGTGGAGATGCAAAAGTTTGGCGTGCTTGGGTAAAGAGTAAAGGTTGGCAAGACCAAAACTCTCCTTTGTACAAGTACCTTCGTGAAAACAATTTTGGTCGTGCAGTTGTAGGTGATGACCGCCGTGCAGGTGGACTATCACACATTGTTCTACCTGAGGCAGTAGGCGAAGCAGGTCGTGGTCGTGAAGTTACTAAGTTAACTCGCGCTCAAATTGAAGCAGCACAAGCAGAAGCAGATGCTGCATTAGACATTGCTCAGCCATTGCAAACAACTAAAGAACGCCGTCTTGCTCGGACACAGGTACGCCGTAAAGAAAAATCACGCCGTACTCGCCCAGCAGTTTCTCCTTACTATGATGATGAGAACTTAATTGCCATGATTAACAATGGTGTTGAGGATGCTGCTGCTAACATTGGTCGTTCATACGCAGAGGTCAATGCTCAACTTGACGACATGATGGGTCGCTTAGGCGCTCGTATCAGTCAATCAGAACAAATGTCTGTTAAGTCAAAAGTTGGATTTGGAACTTTTACTCACGAAGCAAATGGTCACTCATACGAAGTTGATGAAGTATTTAACAATGCATCTTGGATGCTTGCTCGTACATCATCTGAACAAACATGGGGCAGCATTATTGGAAGCCAGCAAATGGCGTTCCTTGCAGGTCCCGGTTCAAGAGCAATGCGACCAGTTAAGCCCGGCGACCCACGCTACTTTGAAGCATGGGCTGGTGTATTAAATCTACACTTCCGTGACCCTGAAACTGGGATTATGGACCCAATAGTAAGTCGTATTCTTGACGGTGCAACTAATGATGAGATTTTAGGATTTTTAACTAGAACCCGTGGTGGGCGTATCTATGCCAATAACACATACACAATTCCCGGCAAGGGACTTGGGTTTGGTAAGTTAAAGGCTGGCGAGGAAAATGATTATTTATTAACTCGTATTAGTGATACACGCAATGCTGTTAAGTTGTATGTTCCTGATGAGGATACAGCACTTATGCTTACTGCTGCTAAAGAGGATGGTAAGCCACTTACAGGTGGAGATGTAGAAGTATTTTTACTTAATCGTTTTGGCACTCAACCTGAGAATTTACCTGAAATTAACGGTCTGCTTGTAACTACAAGTAAGGAATACCGTGACCAAGAGCGTATTGTGGACATGGTTAACCGCCGTGTTATGCGCTTCCTAGGCTCACTTCCTGAGGATACCTTTGCTCGTCACCCATTAGTAAACATTGTTTATCAAGAAAATGTTAAACGAAACATTGATGGAATTGCACAGGCTAGAGGTGTAGATAAACTTACAGGTGATGAAATACGCCGTGCTGAGCGTGCTGCCCGTGAGGAAGCCCGCCGTGAAGTAGAGCGTACTTTGTTTACTATTGTTCGTAGAACTGGTGCATCATCAAGCCAAGTAATGCGCTTGTTGTTCCCGTTCTATGCAGCCTATGAAAATACTTTAATGCGTTGGGGTGGCATTGTTGCCGAGAACCCACAGGTAGTTACAACTGCTGCTAGAACTATTGCACAAATTGTTAATGGACAATTAGTAGTTGACCAAGAAGGCAACCGTATTACCGATACCAAGCAACTTGGTGAGGGTGGTATGGCTAACCTTGTGGTTCAAGTACCTGATGCTTTTATCAAAGCATTGCCGGGTGAGTGGCAAGATGTGGCTGAGAACGCGTTTAAACGAGTTAACATCCCATTATCAAGCCTTGATGTTATTACCCAAGGTCAAGCAGGTAATCCGGGTTTTGGTCCTTATGCCGTATTCCCAACTTATTTAATCTTGCGCCAACGCCCTGAATTTGAGGAAGCGTTTAAACCGTTATTCCCAGCAGGTATGCCTAACAGCGCATCTGAGATTTTTCTACCTAGCACATTGCGCCGTCTAAAGACCATGTGGTCTAAAGACGAAATGTATGTTCGTACCTTTAACCAAATGTTGCGTTATGAAACATACAATTACAACACAGGTAAGCGCCAAGAAACACCAACGGTAGATGAAATTACCAGCAAAGTTAACAAGTTTTATTTACTTCGTTCTTTGACTGCAATTTCTGCACCGTTTGCTATCTCACCTGAGGTAGATTTCTACCAACAAGTTTTCCGCCAGTTCCAAAATCAATACACAGAACCCGGCGAAGCAGAAGCCAAGTTCTTTGAGATGTACCCTGACTTCTTTGAAGCCACAGTATCTTTATCTAAGAACCCCGGCAGCCTTGAAGCCAACCTAGACACCGTTCGTAACCTTCGTAAGTTCAGCGGTTTAATGGCAGAAGCAGAGGCAAAGGGTGAGCCTGAACTTATGGGATGGCTTGCTAATGATTTTGACGGTAAGTATGATTTCTCGCAGGCTGCCTATCAATGGCAGTATCGCACAGGTTCATACCCCGGTTCGGCTAACACCTATCGTCAAAACCGTAACCCAGCAGAACTTATTAAAGATGCAAACTTAAAGCGTGGCTGGACTGAATACCGTAAGATACAAGATGTAATTGATGCATTTAAAATCCAAAACGGTATTGGCAGTAATCGTGACCCATTATTAGAACAATACAATAATGCTAAGCGAGCATGGTTAGATTACATGGCTGAAAACAATGTTGATTGGTATGCAGCCTACATGTCCCCTGACCGTGGTAAGTACATGAAGCGTGCTGATGTCCTTGGACAAGCACTTCAAGACAAAGCATGGATGGCACAAAATGGTAATCGCCCAGTTGTAAAGGCTGTTGCTTTGTACCTAGATGCTCGTAAAAAGATTGGTCAAGCATTATTGCAACGCGACCAAATGGGTGGTTCACGCTCATTGGAAGCAAATAGTAATGATGACTTAGCAGACCTTTGGGATAGATTTGTTACCCAACTTGGTGCTGAGTCACCTGAGTTTAGCGATTTTTACAATAGATACTTTCCTAACGACCCGGTGGTGATTTAAATGGCAGACGAAAAAGATAAAACAGCGGTTGAAACAACTGCTAGTAATAAGACTGGTTCAACCAGTTCTATGGACATCTTTAATAATGCTTTAGCAGCAGGCGGTGTTTATCAAGGCAAAGGCGCTGATGGTAAAGACAAAACTGTTGGCTTAGATGAGTGGACCAAAAGATGGTTTTCAATGTCTGAAACAGAACGCCAAAAGTGGGTAGATAAGTTCAACGCCCTTGGTAAGAAAGTTAATGTTGTTAATGGTATTGATGAGTGGATTGCCTATGGTCGCAAGTCTATTGGTTACTTTCAACAGGGTGGTAAATTTACACCTGATGAACTTATTGCCATGGATGCTAAACAAGGTGTTGGCTCAGGTATTTCTTACACATCTCAGGATGCTAAGGCTCTAGTTCAAAGCACATACCAATCATTACTTGGTCGTGATGCTACTGGTGGAGAATACGAAAAGGCTTTTCAAAAGGCTATGACTCAATCCAGTTCAACTGGTGCTGGTGGTCGCCAACAGGCTGTTGTTGACTTTATTAAATCATCAGATGAGTATGACTCTCGCCAAGAAAATAAATACTTAGATGCTATCTACAATGAATTAGCAGGAGAGATGCGTGAGGTGAAGGCATAATGGCAGTCGGTCCACGCGGTGGCGGTAGAGGTAATGTCCAACCTGATGAAATGACCCCTGAGGAAAAACTTGCTAGAACAGGTTATTTTCTTGAACAAAAAAGAAAAGCGTTTGCAAGCGCTAAGTTAAACACTCCTGCATACACAAAAGCAGAAAAAGAATACTTAGCAGCAAAGAAAGCATTTGACGAACTTAATGCACAAGTTAAAACAGCATCTGCTGCTGCATTGCAAAAGAAAAATCAAGCAGAAGTTACTCGCTTACAGGGCGAGCGCAAGAGAGCGCTTACTCTTGGTGCTAAAGAAACTGATAAAAAGATTAAAGACATTGATGCCAAGATTAAAGAACTTGGTGGAACGGTTACACCTACATCAGTTGTTGGTAGCGGTGGTAAGGGTACTGGAAGTTTTGAGGATGCAGATGGAGATGGTATTCCTAACTCCATTGACCCTGAGCCATACACAGCCAAAGGTTCAGCATCACAAAGTGGCACAAAAGGTTCTACTGGTGGAGTAACTGGCGGAACAGGTGGCACAGGCGGTACTGGTGGCACAGGTGATAAGAATAAAGTTGTTATTGATAAGACCGTATGGGTTTCTTACATGCGACAAACCTTTAAAACACTTGATGATGCCAAAATGCGTGACGACATTGAGAAACTTCTTGATACTGCTAAGAAGCAGAATTGGGATGAAGCAACCTTTATGGAAGCCCTTAAAGGCACAACTTGGTGGCAAACCGAGTATCCAACTTTCCGTAACTTTTTCTTAGAGTCTAATGACCCACGCAACGCTGCAACTTTTGGTCAAAAGATTAACAATAAAACAGATGCAGTAAGACAACGGCTTGAAGCCTTGGGTATCCGTTTAAACCAAATTGACCCGACTACTGGCAAGATGATGACCCCTGAGGAATACAATAAGCGTGTAAACGGCATCATCCTAGAAACTGTTAAAAACGATTGGACTGATGCCCAGTTAGATAATTACTTGGCTACTAAGTCAGACATTATTTTTTCAGGTGGCGGAAGTATTGGAAGTTCAATTCGCCGTATCAATGATTTGGCTTGGAAGTATGGCGTTAGCCTTGACGACAATTACAAGAAATCAATTAACCAATCATTGTTAGACACAATGGATGGTCGTGATGAGTCATTTTGGTATGAGGAAATGAAACGCCAATCTAGTGAACTTTATTCCCCATTTGCTGAGGGTTTAAATCAAGGTAGAAGTCTTTACGACATGACTCGTAATTATCGCAATCAGATGGCTTCCCTTCTTGAAATGGATGAAAGTTCAATCAAGTGGAACGACCTTATGAAGTATGCAATGAAAACTGGCGTTGACGGTAAGCCTGCTAAATCTACATTTGCAGATTTTACTAAGTCTGTTAAAAATGACCCACTATGGCAATACACAAAGAACGCTAAAGAAACTTACACCAATCAGGCACTCAGCCTGCTTCGTGACTTCGGAATTGTAGGTTAATAAATGGCAACTCCTAAACCAACACCTAAGCCAACACCAAAGCCTACTCCTGCGCCAAAACCTACACCTAAGCCAACACCAAAGCCTACTCCTGCGCCAAAAACACAAGTTCCACAATCACCGGGTCCCAGTAATTTACCTAAGTCAACACCTGTTAAAACTCCTACCCCTACAAAGACACCTACTAAAACTACTGGCACAACAGGAACTAAAGGTGCTGGTGCGACAGTAGAGTTTACTGGTCCTTCAAAGTATTCTCCTATTGACCCTAAGGTTCAGGCTGCTCTTGATAAAGCAGCAGCATCTAAAAAATTAGCAGATGAGAAAATTGCTATTGCTAAGGCTAAGTCCGAGGAAGCAAAAAAGAAGGCTGCTGAGGCTAAAGCAAAAATTGACTTGGCTAAAAAGAAAAAAGCCGAAGCAGATGCTCTTAAAAACAAAGGTAAGGGTACTGAGGATGACGGTACTGATGATGACGGTACTGGTACTGGCAATGATTTTGTTGGAAAGTTCATAACAACAAAGTCAGTTAAAGTTGGTGGCGGAACAAACATTTTCAATGTTTTCTCCAACGGTAAAGGTGGAACATACGAGGAATTTGTTGCCTTTATTCCTGATGATGCAGGTGGAGATAATACTGAAAGTAATCTTAGGGCTGCTGAACTTCTTACAGAGGAAAAGCGCGATAGACAACGCACAGCATTAGAGGAATTTGTTTCTATTCTTTCAGGCGCAGGTTTAAAAGACCTTGCTGATGAAGTAAACAAAATGATTTTAGATGATAAGACTGCTGCACAAATTAAACTTGAAATCCGTAAAACTAAATCTTATGAAGCACGCTTTCCGGGTATGAAGGCTCTTAGTGATGCACAAAGAGCAATTACCGAAGGTGAATACATTGACCTAGAAACAGGCATGATTTCAGTCCTTCGTTCACGGGGACTTGATGCTGAGGTTTATGGCTCACGCTCTGAATTAGGAAAGTACATTGGTAACTTTGTTAAACTTCCTGAGTTTGAGGAACGAGCAGCCCTTGCAGCAGACCGTGTGAAAAAAGAACCTGATGTTATGAAGGCTCTTGGCGAAATGTATGTAACAGAAGCAGATGCCATTGGCTACTTACTTAACCCATTGAAGGCAATGGATGTTATTAAGAAGCAGGTTCGTTCTGCTGAAATTGGTGCTGCTGCTGCTAGCGCTAGGTTTATGTTAGGCGCTGATGCTGCTGCCCGTGCTAGAGAAGCAGAAGCCTTAATTGGTGCTACTGGTACAGCAGATGTATCAATGTTAAAACAAGAATTTGGTAAAGCAAGAATACTTGCTGATACTCAATCATCACTAGCAAAACTTGAACGCGAAAACTACAACGAACTAGAAGCAGTACAAGCCGTTGTAGGTGGCGAGCAAGAGAAATTGTTAAAGTCAAAGCGCAGAGCAGAGCGTGAACAAATGTTCCGCTTTGGTGGTCAGTCAGGCGTAGGTGCTTATTCACTACGCAGTACGACTAACCAATAACTAGGTTCCTTATCTGACCGACCAGCCCGGATGAGTGTAAGAAGTCTGGTAGCAATAGCCAAGGTATGTTCCCCTACATACATTGTGGATTGCGAATACAACAACTAACGAAAGGGAGATGGCTAATGAGCCAAAATAACGAGTATGATGACGAGTTTGATGACTTCGGTGACGAAGGCACGGATGTAGTTAAGCAACTCCGAAAAGTAAATCGCACTCTTGAAAAGCGTGCAAAAGAACTGGAACAGGAGTTGAAAGGACTGCAATCGCAGACCCGCCAGCGTACTGTGAAGGATGTGTTACAAGCCAAGGGCATTAACCCAAAGATTGCTGCGTTCATACCGCAAGACATTGATACTTCTGAGGAAGCAATCAATGGCTGGCTAAATGAATACGGTGATGTATTTGGTTCAACCCAAAACGCTAATTTAGAGCAGGCTTCAAATAACAATTCACTAGATGTTTCTGCAAATGCAAGAATTAACCAAGTGGTTTCAACAGGACAAGTTCCGGAAGTTGACTCAGATGCTATGGCTAAAATTCTTTCAGCAGGAAACGCAGATGAATTAAATCGCATCCTTGGATTAAATTAACCAACTACCAATCTAAAGGAGTAATAACTCATGGCAGATACCAACACCACAGCCCTTGCAGGCTTGGTAAAAGTTGCGTATGACCGCTATGTTGAGTTCGCTCTCCGTTCGCAACCGCTAGTTCGTAGCGTTGCAGACAAGCGACCAGCACAGCAAGCAATGCCGGGGTCAAGCGTTGTATTTTCACTTTACAATGATTTGGCAGCGGCAACTTCTGCACTATCAGAGGCAACAGACCCTGATGCAGTAGCGCTATCAGATGTATCAACCACTTCTGTAACACTTGCAGAATACGGTAATGCATCACTTGTAACTCGTAAGTTACAACTATTCTCACTATCAGATGTGGACCCAGCAGTTGCAGACATTATTGCCTTCAACATGGCTGACTCACTTGATAAGTTAGCAATGGAAACTCTCCGTCAGGGAACAAATGTTATCTATGGTGGTACTGTTACTTCAACAGCAACAGTATCATCTGCTGATACCCTAACATCTGCAAAAATCCGCCGTGCGGTAGCCAAGTTGCGTAGCAACAAGGCTGTTCCACGCCAAGGTTCTTTGTACTGGGCAGGTATTCACCCTGAGGTTTCACACGACCTTCGCGCCGAAACCGGCTCAGTCGGATGGCGCGACATCCACGCTCAAACAGACTCTGCACAGGGTAACCTATGGGCTGGAACAATCGGAACATACGAAGGTGCTTTCTTTGTAGAAACACCACGCATGTACGAAAAGGCAGAAGGTGCTAATCAGTCAACCTTCACAACTACAACCACAACAACATCTGCATCAGGTGCAACAACAATTACTGTTGCATCAACATCAGGTATTGATGTCGGTGATGGTGTAGCGATTTCTGCAACAACTGGCGCAAGCACACTTGTTTCAGCAATCAACGGTGCAGTTCTCACCCTTTCAGTAGCAACTACTGCTGCTGTAACATCAGGTGCAACTGTAACTGTTACTCCAAAGACAAATGTTTACCGCACAATTCTTTGCGGAAAGCAGGCTTTGGCAGAAGCAGTAGCACAGGAACCGGGCGTAGTTATCGGACCTGTTACTGATAAGTTAATGCGTTTCCGCCCAATCGGATGGTACGGCGTACTTGGTTTCGCCCGCTATCGTGATGATGCGTTGTTCCGCATTGAAACTTCATCTAGCATCTCTGACTAATTTCGGAGATTAGTACCGGGGTGGCGGGTGTTTAAACGCCCGCTACCCTGTTACACTAAGGAGAATTATGGCATACCAATTCACACCACCCAGCATTAAAGAAACCCCTGCTGGTGGACATACCCTTTTTGAGCGTATGGGCATAAACCGTGGGATTACTGTCCTACGAGTTAATGGTGTGTATTCATCATTTCGTTATCCAAGTCAAACTCAAACCTTGGAAGCAGATGAAGTTTATTTAGGTGGTCACATTTACGACATTGATGAACAAACAAGAACACGGCTCATAGCAGCAGGCTATGAGGAATACATAACAACGGTTTAAACATGGCATGTAGAACTGGCTGTCCAACACAAGACCATACAAATTGGGGCGAGTGTTTGAGAGCATCTAACCTAGAGTTCAGCACAGGTGATGCTAACAGCGCTAAAGGTATGACTGATAAAAAATGGAACGCTGAACTTAATGCCTATGCTGCTGCAAGAGCGCAAGGTATTCAACCTGCTGGAACTTCAATGGCAAAAATTAAAGATGCAGTTGAAAAATCTGACAAGGCTGGCAAAGCCTTTGATGCAAATACAGGGACATTTAAGGGGTAACTATGACTGCCATTGTAGGTATTCAGGGAAAGGGTTGGGCGTTAATCGCAGCCGACTCCATGACTACCTATGAGGACAAACCATACTATGCAAAAGGTGTGGATAAAGTTATCAAAAAAGGCGACTATGTATTTGGGTTTTCAGGTGATGCTATTGCAGGAAACATTGCAACTTACCTTTGGACTCCACCGAAAGTAATTAAGACAATACCAACAGATGTGTTTATGCAGACAAAAGTTCTGCCTTCCCTACGGGAAACAATGATTGAACATGGGTACAACCCTGATACAACTAAAGATAAAGATGCCGGATTTGATGCACTTATTTGTTTAAACGGAGTTATCTACGAAGTTGACCAAGATTATTTATGGTCAAGAGATGACCGTGGTTTGTATGCGGTAGGTAGTGGGGGCGATTTAGCCCTTGGTGCGCTAGCAGCAGCAGGCATGAGCAAGAACTCTATTAAGAGCGTTGAGGCTGTGGCTCGTAGAGCAATTAAGGTTTCCGCTGATTACAACATAAGTGTTGGCGGAGATGTAAAAGTCATAACACAAAGGAGTAAGTAATGTGTGCTGAGTGTGGATGCTATGGTGCTGTTGAACCTTACGGCGTAGGCGGTAGGGAAGTAAGCAGTAAACCAACAGAAGCAAGTTTAAACAAGGTCACAGTTCAACCCGGTATGTATCACAAAAACAACATGGAAATGGAGAACGAATAATGCCAATGGTAAACGGAAAGAAATTCCCATACACAGCAAAAGGTAAGGCTGCTGCTAAGAAAGCAGCCAATGCACCAAAGACACCTGCAAAGAAAGCAGCAGTTAAGCCAATGAAAAAAGCAGTTAAGTCAATGAAAAAAATGGGTGGGATGTACTAAGCATGCCTGCCAAGAAAGACCCACGACTAACAAGAGCAGGAGTATCGGGTTTTAACAAACCTAAGCGTACTCCAAGTCATCCGACTAAATCTCATGTTGTTGTGGCTAAAGAAGGCTCACAAGTAAAAACAATTCGTTTTGGACAGCAAGGCGTGACTGGTGATAAACAACCAACCGCACGCCAAGCATCCTTCAAGGCTCGTCATGCTAAGAACATTGCCAAAGGCAAAATGTCCGCAGCATACTGGGCGAATAAGGAGAAGTGGTGAAAAAGAAAAAAGCATTTTGGGATACTAAAAACCCTAATAAAAAATCTACACCTTTAACACCAGCACAGAAAGCCAAGGCTAAGGCTATGGCTAAGAGGGCTGGTCGCCCTTATCCAAATTTAGTGGATAACGCAGCAGCAAAAAGAAAGGCTAAGTAATGGCACTAGGAACAGCAGGCAGTACATTAACAGGTGAACTTAATCGCCTTGCAGGTATTACCAGCGTGGCATCTTTTAAAGCACCGCAAGGTGCTGCCAATTCCTATGCAGGCACAACAGGCTTAGGTCTTATTGCTGCCCTTAATTACAAGGCTAGTTCATCCCGACAACCAAAAGACTATAAAGGTTTAAACGCAATTTGTAATGAACTTGCTAGTACAACCGGAAAATCTGCGGTAGATGCATTGAGGTCTATTAACCTATGAGTACACTTAACCAATTAACTGAGCGTATTGATACGCTATTGCATGGCTACACGGTTAACTCCGAAGCCAGCACATGGCTAACAACTAGCGCAACAACTTCTACAACTTCCCTTACTGTTTTTGATACATCAGTAATTGGTCGTGGCTTCATACAAATCAATGATGAAATGGTGTATGTAAACACCGTTAACCCAGCATCAAGCACATTAACTCTTGCCCCTTGGGGTAGAGGACAGCGTGGTACTACCGCTGCTGCTCATGCTGCTAATGATAGAGTTACAGTTTCACCATTATTTCCACGCAATGAAATTAAACGGGCAATCAACGACACTATCAATGCCGTCTATCCTGCTATCTTTGCAACTGGACAAACAGAGTTTAATTATGTTGCTGCTAAAACAACTTATGATTTACCTGATGATGCAGAAAACATTTTAAACATTACACACTCTGTTGTTGGTCCGAGCAATGAGTGGCTTCCAGTTCGTGCATGGCAATTAGACAGACTTGCAAACCCAACAACATTTGGCACAGGCGGTAACTTAGGAAAGAGTATCAGCGTTTACTCTCCTATCGTTCCGGGGCGTAAAGTCAATGTTGTTTATTCAAAGCGCCCAACTTTATTGTCGGCAGCAACTGATGACTTTGCAACTGTTACTGGTCTGCCTTCATACGCTGAGGATGTAATCCTTTATGGCGCTTCCTTTAGGATGATTTCCTTTCTTGACCCATCTCGCCTTGGTCCGCAACACGCAGCAGCAGACTTGCTTGACTCACAACAAACTGCTCGTTCAGGCGAAACCGCAGCACGCTTCCTGTTTGGTGTTTACCAACAGCGTTTAAACGAGTGTGCGGAAAACCAACGCAGACAATTCCCAGTCCGCAGTCACTATCAAAGGTAGGTAAATAAATGGCAGCAGGAGATGCAGGCTCACCAAAACGGTACTATTCAGCAACAGCAGTAGAAACAACAATTACTGCTGCTATTCCTTCGGCATCACAAGGAGATACTTACACATCTTTTGTTGTCGCATCAACAAGCGGTTTTGCTGCAAGTTTCCCTTACACACTTCTCGTTAACCCTGATACAAACAAAGAGGAAGTAGTCACAGTCACCGCTGGTACTGGCACAACTCTACAAGTTGTTCGTGGTCAAGATAATACACAGGCAGTAGCCCACTCAGCAGGCGCAACAGTTCGCCATGCAGTATCTGCCCGCGAGTTCCGTGAATTACAAACCCACATTGCAGCCCGTGGTTTTGATGCCGACTCAGGCATTATGACTAACATTGAAACACATGTTCACGGTCTTGGTACAGGTGATGGTTCGGTAGTAGGTACTGCAAAGGCTCAAACCCTTAGCAATAAAACATTAAGCACAACCAATAATACATTTACTGGTGTTGCTACTCTTGCTGGTTCTGAAACACTTACCAATAAACTTTTAACAAGCCCAACTGTTGATGGTGATGGCATTTATTTTGAAGGCTCAACTGCTGATGGTAATGAAACAAGACTTACCGTAGTTGACCCAACCGCTGACCGTATTATTACGCTTCCAAATGTGACTGGTACTGTTGCAATTCTTGATGCTTCACAAACATTAGAAAACAAAATTTTAACAAGCAATACTTTAGGTTCTGCCCTTGCTGCTGGTGGATTTACTGTATCAGGTTTGGCTACACCTTCTGCTACATCAGATGCTGCAACTAAAGGTTATGTAGATACACAAGTTGCAAACCTTGTTGACTCAGCACCGGGAACACTAGATACTCTTAATGAACTTGCTGCTGCCTTAGGTGATGACCCTAACTATGCAACAACAATAACTAATGCTTTAGCAGCAAAACTATCGCTAAGTGGTGGCACTATGACTGGTGCTATTGCAATGAGTACAAATAAAATTACTGGTCTTGGTGACCCAACATCTGCACAAGATGCTGCTACTAAAAATTACATTGATACCATGGCAACATCTGCTGGTGCATCTGCTACTGCTGCTGCAATTAGTGCCAGCGCTGCTGCAACATCAGCCACATCCGCTGCCACATCCGCATCTAGCGCTGCTGCTTCATTTAGTGCTATTACAGGTGTTACGGGTTCAGGTCTTGTCCGCGACATGGGTGGAATTGATGAAGCCGATACCACTTCTACTACCTACATTAACATTGCAACTGTTGCTGCTGCTGCTGCGACTAGCGCATCATCCGCATCTGCAAGCCAAAGCGCTGCTGCTACATCTGCTACAAACGCTGCAACTAGCGCTACAAGCGCAGAAGCAAGTGCTACCGCTGCTGCAACTAGCGCAACATCCGCTGCTGCTAGTGCTACCGCAGCAGCCACATCAGCATCAAGCGCACAGGCATCATCTAGCGCTGCTGCAACAAGCGCAACAAGCGCAGCAACAAGTGCTACAAGCGCTGCTGCATCAGCATCCGCTGCTGCCACAAGTGCTACAAGTTCTGCTGCTAGTGCAACTCTTGCAAATGATTGGGCTACATTAACAACTGGTCCAGTCGCTGGTGGGGAGTTCTCAGCCAAGTATCATGCTCAGGCTGCTGTTACTTCCGCAACTAGCGCATCAGCATCTGCTACCGCAGCAGCAACTAGCGCGACAAGCGCTGCTGCTTCTGCTACGGCTGCTGCTACATCTGCAACATCTGCTGCTGCATCAGCCACGGCTGCTGCTACCAGCGCAACAAGTGCTGCTGCTTCGGCAACTGCTGCTGCATCCAGCGCCACACTTGCTGCCGGATACATACCCGCAATAACATCAGGAGTTAGTGGGTACTTTTTAACCAATAACGGAACTACCGCTTCTTGGGCATCACTATCAGATTGGGGAACAATCTAATGCCATTTGCATTTCAACGCCGTAGAGGTACGACTGCACAGCATGCTTCTTTCACAGGATTGCTCGCTGAACTAACAGTTGATACAGACAAAAAGACCGTAGTAGTACATGACGGTTCAACCGCAGGTGGAGTGCCACTTGCTAGAGCAGCGGGTGGAACACTTGCTGATACAGCAGTTAAAGGACTAGAGGAAAATGTAAATGTTGTTGCTTCTGCTGCAACAGGAACAATTAACCTTGAAGTAGGTACTGCTTCTATTTGGTACTACACATCAAACGCAACTGCTAATCATACACTTAACATTAGATACAGTAGCACAGTATCACTTAATACTGCTTTAGCAGTTGGTGATGCTATCACCGTAGTATGGCTCAATACCAATGGTGCAACTGCTTATTATCCAAATGTTATTCAAATTGATGGAAGCACAGTAACTCCAAAAGTTCCTGCTGCAATTACCGCAGGTAATGCTTCATCCATTGATGCGTATTCATTTACAATTATTAAAACAGCATCAGCAACATTTACAGTTCTTGAAACACAAACTAAGTTTGCTTAATAAGGAGATTTAATAATGCCAATTATAGGTTCATTAGCAGGTGCTTCCGCTAGAGGTTTGGGCGGTATGAGAACTTTTGCACCAGCAGAATTGGTTGTTGACTATCTTGTTGTTGCTGGTGGCGCTGGTGGTGGAACAACAGGTAATGGTTCGTCAGGCGGTGGTGGTGGCGGTGGTGGCGGTTTTAGAACTTCAATAGGTGGGACTCCACTTACACTTTCTTTGAATACTTCTTATACAGTTCAAGTTGGCGCTGGTGGCGCAGGACAGTCAAGCATCAACAAAGGTGGCTCAGGAGTAGATTCCATTTTTAGTACAATTACATCAACAGGTGGTGGCGGTGGTGCTTCTATTGGAGGAACTGGTTTTGGTTACCCAGTAGGCGGAGAAAATGGTGTCGCTGGTGGTTCAGGCGGTGGTGGTGCTTTTAACTTTACAACTAGCACAGCAGGAACTGGTGGAGCAGGTAACACTCCTTCAACATCACCTTCACAAGGTAATAATGGTGGTGTTGGTGTTGGTACTGCTTCTAATTACGGTACAGGCGGTGGTGGCGGTGCTGGAGGAGTAGGTGGCAACGGAACATCATCAACTGGCGGTGCTGGTGGTGCTGGAACGGCTAATTCAATTTCAGGTTCATCTGTAACTTATTCAGGCGGTGGTGGCGGTTCATCTTTCAATGGTGGAACTGGTGGCACAGGCGGAACTAACGCTGGAAATGGCGGCACAGGAAATGCTAATAACTCAACTGCTGGAACTGCTAATAGAGGCGGTGGTGGCGGTGGAAATAATAATAGTTATACAAGTTCCGCAGGCGGTTCAGGAATTGTTATAGCCCGTTACTCAGGCACAGTTCAAAAAGCAACTGGTGGAACTGTAACCACATCAGGCGGAAATACAATTCATACATTTAACTCTGACGGAACATTTATTACTGCCCTTGCTAAAGCAACTGGCGGAACAATTAGTCTTAGTGGTGGATATTGGGTTCACACATTTAATTCTGACGGAACATTTGCTCCTAGTGCAAACTTAAGTGCTGAATACTTAATTGTTGCAGGTGGTGGTGGAGGAGGTTCACGCTATGCAGGTGGTGGTGGTGGAGCAGGTGGATTGCTTTCAGGAACTACCTCTGTTACTAGTGGCACTTCATACACAATTACCGTAGGGGGCGGTGGAGCAGGTTCAGTAGGTACTTCAACTACTGTTCCTGGAACACAAGGTACAAACTCCACAGCCTTTACTTTAACCGCTACTGGTGGTGGCGGTGGAGGGCAAGGCGATACGGTTACATCTACTGCTACTACTGGAGGTTCAGGTGGTGGCGGTGGAGGCTGGGCGTATAACAACAGTCACCCCGGTGCTGCTGGCACATCTGGACAAGGTAACGCAGGCGGACAAGGTGCGGTAGTTAATGCGCCAAACGAACGCGGTGGCGGTGGTGGTGGTGGTGCAAGTGCTGCTGGTGCAAACGCAACTACAAATGGTGGCTCTAGCGGTAATGGCGGTGCAGGTGGTGCAGGAACTGCCTCAAGTATTTCAGGTTCATCTGTAACTTACGCAGGTGGCGGTGGTGGTGGTACTTCCTCAGGCACAAATGGTGCTGGCGGTGCTGGCGGCGGAGGTGCTGGAGTTAGTACTGGTACTGCAAATAATGGCACTATAAATCGTGGCGGTGGTGGTGGTGGTCAAGGCAATGCTACTTCTGGAAGCGGTGGTACTGGTGGTTCAGGTATAGTTATCGTTCGTTATCTAGCATAAGGGGAATATATGTCAAATGTAACTAAGATTAAAGAAACAAAACCAACTCAATGCTTTTCATACGAAGTAACTATGTTGGTACACATCATTGCAGATGATGAGGCAACCGCTAAATCGCAACTAGATGAAAAAGGCGGCATTGTCACTAAGCGTGATGTTAAGTTGGTAAACACAGTAACGCTTTACGGCGAAGATAAGGATAAAAAATAATGGCACATTGGGCTAAAGTAGAAAATGGAATTGTTACTCAAGTTAATGTAGTTGAGGATGATTTCTTGCAAGCAAACCCTGACCGCTACACAGGCACTTGGATTAAGACTTCATACAACACAATCGGTGGAGTTCACACTCTAGGTGGTACGCCATTAAACAAAAACTATGCAGGTATTGGATATACATGGGATGGCACAGGCTTTGCAGCCCCACAGCCATACGCATCATGGAGTCTTAACACAGAGTCATACCTATGGGAGCCACCAGTTGCTGCACCTACTGACGGCAAGCGTTACAACTGGGATGAAGCAACAACATCTTGGATTGAAGTAATTAGTAATTGATTGATTGTTTAAACTGTGGCAAGGAATTTTCTCCTGTTGCCACTAGATGGCTATGCCCTTTTTGTAAGACCAAAGCAAATTGTTGCGAAGGCGAACCCCAGTAAAGGAAGTGTTTAAATGGCAATAACAAGCCGTGCGCCCCACATTACCGAACGCCCACAGATTGACCTGTCGGGTTCCGTATCTCAATACTATGAGATTACAGGTAATGCTTTTGATGTGGCTATTGCTGGTTTGCCTTTTATTCTTGGCGTAACTGACTCTACACCTTACCGCCGACAAACCGCAGAGTTTCGTACTCAGCGCGTTGACCAAGAGCGTGACCCCGGTGAGCAGTCACTTGCTGGTTCAGGTTACTGGATTAGGTCGCAATCATCTTTGCATCTAGGTCAAGGCATTAACTATCAGGAACCACTTGAAGGCGACCCTGACCAAACCAAGTTCCGTTACAAGACTGGTGAAGGCATTGACCCTTGGACTACTGGACAAATTAAATTATTAAAGAAAGCCACGCTTACAGAAGCAGCAACTGGCAAATCTTATGTTTTTTCCACAACTGTTAATGGCGCAGACTTTCTTATTAAAGTTGCAGAGTCAGCATCTGCCACATCTCGCGTATTAAGAACTTCTACTACTGGTACTGAAACAACGCTTGTTAATAATACAGCAATAAATGAAAAAATCTTGGCTGCTGCTATGGGTGGTAACGACCTTATGATTGTTACTCCTACTAAAGTATGGCGTTATTCATTTGATGATGCCAGTCCAGCGATACATCAAGATTATGCTATTAACTCAGCAGATGCTGCTAGTGATAAAGTTGCAATTAACTATGTTAAAAGTCGTTTTGTTATTGCTTATTCTACTACTAGCGGTACAACACAATCTTATGCACTTGCAAGAAACACAGGTTCATCAATTAACTTTAGCACTTTAACTGCTATCAATGGTTCAACAACATTACCTTCGGGATTTACTTTTACCGCTGTAACTGAGTCATCTAATGCTTTCTACATTGGTGGTTATTCGGGTGATGAAGGCATGGCTTTTAAAGTTACAGTAGATAATAGTGGTGCATTATCTACAATGGTTCGTGTACTCCTTTTACCAAAGAGCGAACAGTTACTACAAATGTATGGCTATCTAGGTTCTTATGTAATGCTTGGAACAAGCCGTGGTGTGCGTGTGGCTGTTGTTGATACTGATGGCAATGTTTCTTACGGTCCACTTGTCTTTGAAGCAACTGGTGGTGTCTATGCATTTACTGCTCGTAACTCATTTGTTTGGGCTGGTGTAAACGCAGGTGTTGGTGGACAATCAGGTTTAATTCGTATCAATCTTGGTGCGCCATTGGCTAATAATGGTTATGCCTACGCAACAGACTTGGTTGCAACTAGCGTAACTGGACACATCCACTCTGTTGCAACATTTGATAATGGTCGCAAAGCATTTACCGTTGAAGGCTCAGGTCTTTGGATTGAACACTCTACTGACTTAGTTGAGTCAGGAACATTTACTACTGGACTAATTCGTTTTGATACATTAGAAAATAAAGCGTGGAAGCGACTTCGTTTGCGTACACCTGATACATTGCAAGGGGACATACAAATTGCAAGAGTTACAGAAACTGCTGCTGATGCGCTCACTACTGTTGCACAAGGCACAACCGAACAGTACGATTATGACCTTGCGGTTGTATTCCCGGATGTTTCGCCTGATGCTTCTTTCCGTTTCACCCTTTCTCGCAACAGTTCTGATGCCACTACTGGCGCTGTTATTTATGGTTATTCTGCTAAAGCGCTTCCTACTCCTACCCGCGCTCGCGTTATTCAAATTCCTTTATTTTGTTTTGATAGAGAAACCGACAAACTTGGTAACCTATTGGGTTACGAAGGCTATGCAAGAACGCGATTAAGCGCACTTGAAGCAGTTGAAGGTGTTGGCGAAACAGTCGTCATCCAAGATTTCACCGCAGGCGGAGAGCCTATTGAAGCGGTGATAGAGCAAATAACTTTTATTCGCTCAACTCCACCCAACCGTAACTTCTCAGGCTTTGGCGGTATCGTTCAAGTCGTTGCGAGAACTGTCGTCTAAGGAATAGAACAAATGACCCCTGCAAACTGGGCTGCACTAGCCGTATCTGTAATGACCCTTCTAGTTGGCTTTACTGCTGCTATTAGATTTTTGGTCAAACATTATCTAAGTGAACTTAAACCAAACGGGGGAACAAGTGTGTCTGACCGTTTAAACAGAGTTGAAAGACGAGTTGATGAAATTTATTCTTTGCTTGTTAACCGCACTAACTCTTAGTAGTTGTGCTTATGATGGCACAATAAGATACCCGTGCCAACAATTTGAAAATTGGGAAAAACCTGAGTGTAACCCCCCACAATGTGAAGCAACCGGAACATGCACTAAAGACCTACTACCCCCTGAGGTATTTACAGATGCCACGACCACGACTAACCCCTGAGGAACTGCACGCAAGACTCATAGTAAGTATTGGAATTATTTTAGCCATTGTATTTGCTGGCTCTGTATTTTCTTTACTTTATGCACTTGTGTTTGTTACTCAACCTATGAAACAAGCGCCTAATGATGCTGCGTTTATTGATTTAGTTAGTACATTGTGTGTATTTTTAACAGGTACATTAGCAGGAATTGTTAGCGCTAATGGTTTAAAATCAAGAAAAAAAGATGAGGAAATCAAGTGAATAAACTAGCAAAGAAAGCAACACCAGCAGCACTTGCAGTATTGCGCCAAGCAACTGCTATTGCACCAAAGCGCAAAAAGTTATCTGATGGATTACTTCCTTCTGCTGCTCACATAAAGCAAAGCCCAACTAGCGACCACAATACTGGTTACGCTGTTGACTTAACACATGACCCTGATAATGGGATTGATTGTGCAGAGATTTTTCAAAAACTAAAAACAGACAGTCGTGTGAAATACCTAATCTTTAACAAAAAGATTTGGTCTAAAGAGAAAGCCAAGTTAGGTGACCGCAAGTACACAGGCTCAAATCCACACACGAAACACTTGCACATTTCCATCAATGATGGATACGGTGATGATGTCCGCCCATGGTTCCCATGGATGGCAGCACCTAAGTTAGTAAACCAAATAAAAGCAACCATTGCGGTTGTCCCCCAAAAGAAGGTGGTAATAAATGAACCAAAAGTTAGCAGCAATACTAGGCAGTTATGCGCGTGCAGCGGTTGCTGCTGTTCTCGCCCTGTATCTAGCAGGAACTACTGACCTAAAAACATTGGGCTTAGCAGCACTAACAGGTGTAGCAGGACCATTGCTAAAAGCGCTTGACTCATCCGACACAAATTTCGGCAGAGGCGCAGAGTAATCTAATCGTTTAAACATAAGAAA